AGCACCAACCCACTGGATGTCACTGCCGGAGCCTGCGCCATGACCCCCGAACAACGAATCGACGCGAACATCGACGCACTGTTGCGCGCATCGGGATCAGGAATCAACCACTACACGATGCCGAGAACACTGGAAAACATGCGCGAGGTGATGCGCCGCATCATGTCGGAGTCGTACATCAAAGGATCGCAAGACAATTTTGACGCGCTGGTAGCGTCTGGAGTGATAAATCCATGACCGTCCGCCAATGCGCAAAGCGCCGATCTGTACGTGTTTTCTCTCCGTTTAAGTGCGCAGTATGCGACCAGCCGGACAGATTCAATATGATTCGGTTTAACCCCATGCGGCTTTATTATTGGAGCAAACCGAAGTGCAGAAAATAACCCACACACCTAACCCGTTGATAACCTCAACGGGCTTCATTCCCGACGAAACAACAGGCACCAATGACGAGTATTACCGCCAGTTGCAGGAGCGCAAACAGGCAAAACGCGAGCAAGCCGTCGACCTGCTGATGCTGCTGTCCGCCCTCGAATCGTGGTCATTCGCTGCCGACCACCGGTTGCCGGATATATTGGCTGCGCGGCTTGATGCGGCAGTTGCGGCGCTGCGGGCGGAAGTGCTGGAGGATGTGAAATGACACCAGATTGGAGCCAAGCGCCGGAAGGTGCAACGCATTACAACGTGCGCGATCTTTGTTGGTACAGGTTCCGGTTTGGTGCGTTTAAGCGGTGGTACGGCGGGAAGTGGATTTCTGTGCCATGCACAGATGGCATCAATGATTTTCATAACTTTCTGGAGCGTTCCGAATGAGCTATGAGCATTACCGGGAGATGTGGGGATGAAGAAATTACACGTTGCGCCGTCGCCAATAACAAACCGAATCTTTGCTGGATCGGTTTTGAAAGACGGCATGACATGGGGCGCAAACAAAACGGATGTTACCGGCGAGGCTTGTGCTGCTGTAGCAAAGCACGTGCTTGTGGCTGGTGGCGAGATAACTGTCACTAGCCACGGAAAACCAGCCTACCGGATAACGGTTGAAAAGTTGGAGTGTGCAGAATGACTCCCACTCAACGCCGCGCCCTGCATCCTGCCGCCGTTGTTGAAGCGTGGGAGTGGATCGACATCTACTGCCGACACTGGGCGACCACTGGCCGGGACTGGCAGACGCTGGATAACCTGAGCCGCCCCATGCGCCGGGTTGGTGAGCGGCATCTAACTACACTGCGGGAAGCTGGACTGATCGAAACCGAGCAGGGCTTTCGCGGAAACTTTGCTAAGAGGGCATTATGAACGACGAACTGATGGCTAAACTGGGCGACCTTATCACGGATGTTGTCGCCGTCCGGTCCTGCACGGCCCCGGACAAAACGCTGTGGAGTTGCTGGAGGCGATGCGGGGTGTGGATCGGGCGCAGGTCTTTACCGTGGATTCTCAAGTCTCAAGCACGCTATTCCGCAGGGCGCGGATCAGAGCGAAGATCGAAGACCTTACCTTCCACGATAGCCGGCACGACGCCATCACGCGCCTGGCGCAGAAACTGAACGTCCTGCAGCTGGCGCGGATGGTCGGGCATCGTGATATCAGGTCACTGCAAACGTACTACAACGAGACGGCGGAAAGCATGGCGAGGCTGCTTTAGTGACTAAGGGCTATCAGGCTCAGGCGCTGGTCGGCTTGGAGCCGTACACTCCGATTCCAGCACCGCAACAAACCCGGCAGGCAAATCCCATTGCGATATGCCATCCCAGAGCACTACGTTTTCTCGATAACCATCGGCATCAACAATCACATATTTGTCCATCTCACCACTCCAAAATCAGCGCATAACCATCGCCGCCATCACCGCCGCGACCTGTTGCGATGTTAGTGCGGGCAGCACCTCCGCCACCTCCGCCAGAGCCGCGCCCGCCTTTACCCCCAGCACCACCTGTCCCGGAGGCATTACATCCACCTCCGCCACCACCACCTTGCCCACAAGGGCCGCCTTTGTTGGGGTTAGCACCTGCTCCACCTGCGCCGCCAGTGCCAGATGCTCCACCGCCAGAACCCGCTGATGCGCCCAAAGTTTCACCCCATCGCTGGCTTCCACCACCCCCAACTAGCCCTAAATCATTCCATGACACACCACCGCCAGCCCCCCCTGACTGTCCGCCTGATGTTGACGTAGATCCGGTTGCACCAGACCCAGAAGCACTGCATCCGCTCCCTCCTGCTCCACAGCCAAATCCCAACGCAACACCACCAGAGCCGCCCATGCTGCCACCAGCCGCACCATAGGCTACTGTCGTTGATGCTGTTGACCCAGCACTACGTAGGCTCCCCCCAGCACCGCCTGTTGAAGGTGTAGCGCTACCCTGTCCAGAACCACCCCCGCCTCCACCATATGCCGTACCAAGTGTACCGAATGTCGTGTTACCGCCCACGCCACCGTTATTACCATTAGTTGCTGCGTAATTTGTCACGCTACTACCACCCGTACCACCGGCAGCAATCGTGACAGGGACAACCCCGGTCGGGTATGCAGCAATGATTTCAGCACGGGTAAACACATGGTCAAGGACACTACCTCCTCCACCACCCGCACCACCAGCGCAGACAACACCGGCCCCGGCTGTTCCACCGCTACCTCCTCCACCACCACCGGAAACCAAAACTATGCGGGCAAATTTAGTATTTGCCCCGATTGTCCAGTTTTGAGATGACGATATCGATGTGATGATGCTGGCGACTCCATCGGCACCTGTTGCTCCGGTAGCGCCTGTTGCACCTGTTGGCCCCTGTGGGCCTGTAGCCCCGGTTTCACCCTGCGGCCCTTGTGGACCGGTAGCGCCTGTTGCTCCGGTAGCGCCTGTTGCGCCCGTCGCTCCGGTTGCCCCTGTCGGCCCCTGCGGCCCCGTCGCGCCAGGCCCCAGCCGCGTCACTGAAACCCCATCAATACGCACTACTGCCAGATCGCCAACTGAGAAATCAGTGCCATCATATGTCCCAGCCACAGACACTTCGTAAATGTATCCGGCAGCCGCTCCGGTCGGCAAAACAGCATCTCCGCCAGCCGCTGCATTGCCGCACCAATCGAGACAACCGTAGTCGTGCGCCATGTCAGCAAATGCCGTGACAATCTCTCCTGAAAACACATCAGAACCGGCAGATGACGAACCATTCCAGGCGATGGTCAAAACCACATCATCAGTGCTTGCACCAGATCCGGACGCTCGTAGGACGCCATCGATGTAAAACCAGCAGTTGCCGGTAGCTCCGTCAATTTTGATCCCTGCACGCTCCAGGCCTGTACCAAGATACTCATCGACGGTTGTGCTGTTGACCTGAAACATCCAGACACCGCCGTGATATGTCGGCAGGTACGCAACCAGCACCGACTTGGAGACATCAGTTGAGCAGATAACGCCAGTGGATACCAGCGCACCGGAATCCATCTGCGTGACCTGAATCTCAAACGCCCGAACATCAGTAAACGCAGGATACGGAGCTAGATGATTTGTGGAGGCTAAATAGCTGGCCCCGCCCGTTGCTGAAACGGCTTGCCCGGTAATCGTCGGGAACGGCAGCAATCCCAGTAGTGATGCTGCATCGCCTGATAGCGGAGCGGCGCATACAGGCACCGGCGGTGTCATATCCCAAAATCCGCTGATTCCAGCACCTTCCCAAACAATACCGCGCGGACCAGGAATAGTGACGCTCTCTACATCCGGACCAGATATATCATCATCAACAGGCTGCGGGACTACGCCTTGGCTAATCGTTTTAACCTGCATTTATTCAGACTCCACAACAGACTCGACAATACCCACAGTCCCTGTCAGCAGAGTTGTGACAACACCCGTAGTTGACTCGACACGCAATACATAACGCGCAAGATTTCCAACAGCGGAATATGGAATCTCACAGTCAGCAGCAGGCTCAACGACTGTTCCAGCACGAGGTATACCCGCCACATTCAGCGCAGCGGTTATCGCGTCACTGATCTGAATATCAATATATCCGTTATGCAGAGTTATACCGGTTTCAGGGCTATTTGCAGTAATCAGAGCCGTGTTGTCGTCGTTATAAACGATAAACTCTCCCGTAAAATCTGCAATATCAGCATCAGGCCCGGATTTGAGATTAATTTGCCGGGTGAATGTATCGCCAATATATAAAATAAAATCACGACGACGTGCAGGCATGTCAGCCTCCAATAAAAAACCCGCCGAAGCGGGTTTGATTGTTGTTACTAAAATCAGGTTATGGTTCCGTAGCGCGTGCCGGTGGCAATCCAGGTGATGTTGCTGTTGCCATTAATACAGTCACCAGCCGCACCTCCAGCGCCACCAGTCCCATAAGTGCCTGTTGTCCCGGTATCACCCGGCTGGCCATAACCACCACCATCGCCGCCTGCTCCGGAATACAGCCCTCCTACCGGTCCGGTAGCAGCGCCTCCTACACCACCGGCTGATGGAGTGCCGGCAGTACCATTATTTCCAGACCCTGGCACACTGACCCCGCCAGTGCCCTGCGGTGATCCACCGCCACCACCACCGCCAGCCGCTGTACCGCCAGGGCTGGAGTCACTGCTGCCCTGGCCACCACCACCGCCGCCACCTGCAATAACTCCGGATGAGTTGTCGATGCTAACAGGATAATCAGCTAACAGAGCCAGCCCGCCATCCTCTCCAGCAGTGCCATTATAATTTAGCAACCCACCTGGATACCCGCCGCCAGCACCACCGCGACCAGCGATAACACCATCATTAACTATGCTAATTGTTGACCCGGATGGCCATGATACCCCAATTACAAATGCTGCAATGGTTGTGGCTGTTGCACTGATTAATACACCAGACTGAATGCTAACTGTTAAATCAACTGCAGATGATGGCGCCCCATACTCCAAAACAAATACCGCATACAAATTAACATCAAGCTCATCAGCGCTGAATATAATACTGTACTCACCCACCAGCGGGATATTCGCAGGCATTTCCTGCGCCCGATACCGGATCACATGCCCGGTCTGCTCCTCCTGCGCCTCGATGACCTCAAACGCCTGCGCCAGCGGTGCGCCGTCAACGCCCTGCAAATACCGGGTTTGCGCGCGGAAAATATCACCAACACGCAGGTCATGACGCGGGTCCATACGGAAATCCAGCAACCGAGGCGGGTCACGATAGGTCATCAGCAGCGCATCCGCCAGATCCTGCACGCGGCCCAGGCTGGACGACAAAAACCAGCGGCTGTTGATGCGCTTGATGACGCTGCTGCCGTACTCATTGGCGCTGATGGCATCCGTGTCCGCCTGGATGTAACGCACGGCATAATTTTTCAGATCATCCAGTTTTTCAGTCGGATTGAGCCGCCCGAAATAGATCAGCACCGTGCTGACGCGTTGTTTCGTGTCCTCGGTCACTGATACCGAGTTTTCGCCAAAATGAAGGTCATCGGTGTACACCGGCAGCGCAGCATCCAGCGGGCGGATGGCGCGAAACCGGATTTTCTGGTTGATCTCATCCCACCAGATACGGCAGTTGCCCTGTTCGGTGAGCTCAGCCAGCAAGGTATTGACGCCCACCGGTTCAGGTTGTTCCAGATTCCAAACGCCGGTTAAGTAGGTGTCGCGCTCGGTGTCCCAAGCTGTTTTGTCGATGTAGGCCGTATCGATGCCAGCCGAGACGGTCAGCAAGTCGTAAATCACGTCCTGAATCTCTGCGGCCACAAACTCACCTACCAGCTGCACGGTGTCGTCGGCGTCATGGGCCTCGGCAACGGTGTTGCTCTGCGCCCGGGTGACGGTAAACACGTCACCGCTACGGGTGTAGCTCATCACCTCGCCGCTGATGGCGATTTTTCCTGAAGCAGGGTAATCAGCACCGGCACCGGTAGGGGCCACGGTCAGGCTGGTGGCGCTGTTGCTGATGCTGGCAGACAGCGTGCCGCTGGACGGTGACGGAAAAAGTGCTTTTTTGTCGTCCGCCAGCTTCAAAATGTCTTTGCCGACAATCTGCGCCTCATCGCCCTTGAGCACTGCGGACAGGCTGTCAATGATATAGGCGCGGGTCTGAAACGTGTCCCAGGTGAACGGGCTGGTGATATACCCACTGAGGATGCGGATGGCGCGGCCCTCATAGTACGGATTGCGGGCACGGAACCGGCCCCAGAATGTGCCGGCGGCCGGGGTAGCGCGGTCAGCAAAATAGGGGTCAATGTCCACATCGGTCCAGGGCGCATCCGAAAACCGCACGGTGACACTGCCCCGCACGCCCAGGCCCTTGCCCGGCGTGATGACCTGCGAGGCAAACGTCACTTTTTTCAGCAGCGGAATGGCCTGCATGCCTACTGGGATTGACGCGGTTGATTCGCAAAACCTGTAGGTTTTCACCCCCTTGTTGTAGTTTGCCGTGTCCTGACAGGTGGAAAACGTGTTGTAGCATTTGGCTGTGCCGGTGGTGCCGATAGCTGCCGTACAGGGGCTGCTGCCATATGTCCGGGTACAGACATCCATATCCAGCTCGACAAACACGACAGGGATTCTGCCGGATTTTGCGGCCTCGGTGAGGTAATCAGTCACGCTGTTACTCCCCGCTCAACAAGCACTGCACCGGCATACTCAACGTCTGGCGACGGTCGTCATTGATGCCATATTCCGGGATTTCGCCATCCGTCCAGCAGTAGACGGCATCTTCCGGGTAATCGGTGTGGTTGCGGCTGAAGAAAAATGGCTTCAGCTCCGCATGCCGTACGAACGGTTCCCAGTACGACCGCGCCCAGGCCTGCGTGGCGTTGCGGATGGTGATGGCCGACCGCGCACCCCTGGCGATGATCGACCGGCCGGCGAACTGGCCGCCCTCGGTTTTGCTGTTGAGGATCTGCGTAGACCGGCTGTGGCGCGGCACTACAAAACCGGCAGGCATGCCATATTGCGTGGTGAGGCGCGGGCCGAATGCGACGATGCCGACGAACAGGCTGTCGGCGCTGCTGCCCAGGTCAAACCGGATGCGCCACCAGGTTTTGCTGGCGCTGGTGAATGTTTGCAGCACAATCTCGTTGTCATCCGGGCTAACGGCGGTGAAGGCGTCGGTCCAGGTGCTGCCGTCCGGGCTGTGTTGCAGTTTGACGGATGCGCCTACGGTGCCCAGGTTGTGCCGGTACAGGCCGAAATAGTCGGCGCTGACGGCGCTGCTGAACTGGAACGTGAGGGTTTGCACGCCGTTGGAGGTTGGTGACCAGTATGTGGTTGTGAGCCAGTCCCAGGCGTTGGCGGCGCTGTAACCGGTGGCCGCGCTGCTGGCGGTGGCGGCGGTCAGCAGGGCAGATTCGGCCAGGTTGGTGTAACAGATGAGGGCGGTGCTGGTCATGTCAGTTGCACTCGCAGGTTGGTCAGTTGCTTTCCGTCGCCCAGGGCCGCGTCCAGCAGGTCGGCAATGGTGCGGCCGGTCATCAAGCCATTTTCAGGGATTTGCAGGATAGTCTGTTGCATTCGCTCCGGTTGCTGCTGGCTGATCGGTTGCACTCCCGCCGCCCCGCTGCCGGTGGGAATGCTGGGAGCCGATGGCGCTGAAGGCTTGCCACCGCCCGACATAACCCCGGACAACATATTGCCGCCGAACGCAATGGCCGCAGCAGCCGCCGCAACACCCAGCGCCGGGCCGATGATGGGGATACCCGCCAACGCCGCATAGGCCCCAGTGGCGGCTTCATAGGTTTTGACGCCAATGTTGTAAGCTGCCTGCGCCTTCTGTATGCCCTGCGCCGCCTTCGCTGCTTTGCCGTGACCGGCAGCCATCTGATCAAGACCGCTAAGGAAGAAATCCTTGGTCAGCGCGATTTCTTGGCGCTTGGCGGCTTGCAATTCGCGCTCATCGGCAATTTGCTTAGTCTTCAGCTGCTCCAGGACAGCGGCAGATTCATTCGCCGCCTGAATCCGCGCGGCCTCTGTTTCCTCAAACTGGCGGTTTTCCTGCATGGCGTCATAGCCGATGTCCGTCATTGCACCGGCAATGCCCTCGTCGGCCATCAGCTCATCAAGCCGGATGCCTTTCTTGGCAATCCCGGCGGCAGCCGCGACTGCCGCCTTGGCCTTTCCTTTTCCGCTGCCCGTAGAACCGCCACCCGTTCCACCTGTAGCCTTGTCCTGCGCTTTGGCGGCATTATTCGCGCTGTTACCAACATCGTTCCAGATATTGCCCAGATCCAGAATGCTGGCCTTGTATTGCTCAACCGCAGTCCGGTCACTCCAAATGCTGTCAAGTTGATCAAAGTCCCAGTTGGCAACGGCAGCAGCCATTGCCCCAACCTTGCCAAGCTGGTCACCAATGAGCGCCAAAACATTGCCCAGCACCGCCCCGCCGGTATAGATCGTCTTAAACGCAACCCCGACAGCCGTGGCTGATTTTTCAAGCACACCGCCGTTAGTGGCCGCATCCTGCGCCTTGCTGCTGAAATTGTTTAGTACCGGCAACACCTCTTTGGCAATGCCCATGTACAGACCGTTGGACGCAATTTTTGCGCGATCCAGGGCGTCATTGAACTGCCCCGCCTGCATGGCTGTTTCTGTACTGATCACCGCGCCCATGCGCTGGGCCTCAGCGGTCAGGGCAGTTATGCCGCCACTGCCCTGGTTCAGCAGCTGTAGCAACTCAGGACCGGCAGACTTGCCGAACACATCCATGGCCACAGCGGTTTTTTCAGACGGCGATTCAATCGCGGCAATCTTGTCCGCTACGTCCAAAAATACCGCATTGCTGTCACGCAGTTTTCCATTGGCGTCGGTAACGCTGACGCCGAGTTTGTCGAACATCCCGGATGCGGCTGCGTTACCGTTTGCAGCATCGGCCATGCCGGATGACAGTTTTTCAATGCCCGCCGTGTACGTGTCGAGGCTGGATCCGCTGAACTGGGCGGCATAGCCCATAGCCGTGAGTGATTCGACCGATTGCCCCGTGCGGGCAGCCATGTCGCCCATGGCGTCGGCAAAATTGACGGCCCGCAGCACGCCGTCCTTGATGGCGTCCAGGGTGAAAGCGGCAGCCAGCGCGGCGCCCATCGCCTTCGCGCCGTCCGTGATCTTCTCGAACTCGGTCTTGGCGGTCTGCCCGGCCTTGCCCATGTCCTGCTGGAAGGCCGCGGTATCCGCGCCCAACGTGACCATCAGGCTCGACAGGATGTTAGCCATTTACCGCCCTCTCACTGAAAACCGCCTCAATCTCTGCCTCCAGATCCGCCAGATCACGCTCAGGCTTTTCCACAAACAGCGTAAAATCACGAACACCATAAGCAGGCGAATCCGAGCCTCGATTGACGTTGGCAATCGTGGCGCAAATCCCGGCCCCCACGTAATCGACCACCTCACGCAGCTGCCTGGTATCGTCAAACACCCCCAACCGCCGCGCAGCGATCCACTCCGTGATCTCATCCGCATCCACTGTGGCCAGCAGCTCACGAACCGACCGCCCCAACCGCGCCGCCAGCCAAAAATAGTGCTGGCGAATCGGGCGGGCCGTCAGTTTTTTTCCGCCGCCTCCACCGCATCCGGAGCCATGCCGTTAATGCGCAGCGCCGTGGCAAAAATAGGCATCAGGATGTCCGCATCCAGCCGGGACAGCGCTGGAATGTCATCATCCGTGAACTCCAGCTCACCTGCCTCATTGCACACCGTTAGCCGGGCCCAGCGCGCGCGGATGGTGCCGGAGTTGTCGCCTTCCCGCAGCGACGCCTCAAACGACTCCCGCGCCGCGCCAGACATAACCCGCACCCGCACATCACCGGCACGGGTGGAAACAACCTCAGACCGGAAACCCAGCCCCAGAATCTCAGTACGTGTCAGCATGGTAGACCTTACGGGGTGATGGTGGACTTGGTTATAGCGCCGGAAATGTCCAGGCTGACCTTGGCGCGGACCTTGTCATCCTTCTTGCCGGTGATCTTGTAGCCCGTGATCACCGCCGCGAATGCAAACTGGGTGGTGCCGTTGGACAAAATCAGCTTGAAGTTTTTCTTGGTGCCAACGCCAGAGCGCAGGGTGTTGATATTGGTGTTGGCGGCGTCATACAGCAGGTCCATGCCCGTGCTGCCCGAATCAATCACGGCACCGCCGTCTTTTTCGGCGTAGTCGTCGTCCAGGGTAGTAATGTCGATAACCTTCGACTTTTCGTCAAAACCATCCCAATCGGTAATTTGACCAACAGCGGTAAAGCCTTCGGTCGGAGTCACCCCATCGCCAATTTTCAGGACAAGGTTGTTGGTGTTGTGCGTAGTGGCGGTCATTGCGTTTGCTCCCAAATCAGGAAATCGAGTGATTTCCGCACGAGGTTGGTGGTTGAATCGTGGTCGTCCCGGTCCTGCTGGACGCGGGCGGAAATGTCGGAACGGGCCTCCAGCAGCTGGATGACGGTCTCGGCCAAGCGCGTGGTGGTTTCAATGTCATCCGCCCAGATGTCAATCTGCATGGCGACCTGATTGTGTCCGGTATAGCCGTCCAAAGCCTGCAACCGCTGGCTGCTGATCGGGGTGTAGGTGATGTACGGCGCGCCCGGGTTGGTTTCCGGGGCGACAAACGGCCACACTCTACCCTTGACCAAGGGCTTCAGCGCATCGGTCACGGCGGCATTGGCGCGGATGGTGGTACTCATCGGGCAGTCCCCTGGGTCTTGGCAGCGGCCCGGCGGCGGGCATGCTCGATGTTTTCACGCAGGCGGTCCATGAATATGCCCAAGGCCTCGCCGGATCTGGCGTCAAAAGCGGGGCGCAAGAACGGCCGCGCAGCCATCTTGGCGGTCCCGAACTCCAAAAAACGACCGTAAAAGGCATTGCCTTGCCAACTGACACCGACGTAAGCCTCGCCGCCGGTCAGCTCGGAATACTTGCGACCCTTCAGCCGTTTGCGGGCGATGTTTTTCCGCAGATTGCCAGGCTGTTCCAGTACCCTCTCGGTGGTGGTACCGGCTGCCGGCTGACTGGCGTCCGCCTTGCCACGCACCTTCTTTCCGCGCCGCTTGTACCGGTAGTGCGGTTTGACGGCTTGCGGCGCCATGGCAATGGCTGTGTCCTGGATGGGGATGGCGGCGGTCATCAGCGCGTTGTACAGTGCCTTTCCGGCAACCGCATTACCCAGTTCTTGCAGCGCTTCCTCCAGATCCGCCAAGCCGCTGACGGTCATTGTGGCAACCGGATCAGCCATCACTGACCCCGGTGGTGCAATACAGCTGCAGCTCCCGGTTTTGCGCTTCCGGGTTTAGCACGTACTGCACTGCGTAATTGGTGCCGCGATAAACCACGCGGCAGGTTTCGTCCACGTCCGCGCGGTAGCGAATGGTGATCTTGACGGTGACTTCGGCATGCAGTGCCTGAGCGACTTCCAGAGCGCGGCCGCTTAACGGCTGCACCCGCGCCCAGGTGGTGCAGACTGGAGACCATGCTTTTTTCTGGCTGCCCATCTGGCCCCGTGTTTCGGCGGGGCGCTCGATGGTCACCTGATGGTTCAGGCTGCCAATATCCATCAGTAGTCCACCCGGTAGCCGTCCAGCAGGCCACCTACAAACGGATACGGGATGGCATTGGCATTGCCGGCAGTCACCGCCTGCCGCTGCTCATACAGCGTGGCAACGTCAATCAGTATCCATCCGGCAAACGCATGCGGCAGGCTGGCTGCAGTCACCCCATAACCAGCCGTAAAGACCACCGCGACCGTGACCCCGCTGCCGGGGTTATCGATGGTCAGCAGCGTTTTCTGCCGGGTGTTGGTCAGGCTGTAGTCGTCTGCCGTCAGTACCGTTGCCACACCATCCGCATCCGTCACCGTAACCGAGGTAATGGCCACAAACGGCGGGCGCGGCAACAACAGTTTCTCGCTGATGTCGGCGTCCAGCCGGTAGGTGGTCGTCAGCATGGCGCGGCCGGTTTCGTGACTGCATCGTTCGGCAGACATAAACGCCAGCCGGGTCAGCAGGCTGTCTTCGGTGTTGGTGTCGGTATCCAGGCGGCAATGCAGCTTGATGTCATCCAGCGACACCGGCAGCACTGCAGATGGGGTGACGGTGGTCAGTTTCATTGTCCGGATGCCTCAAAGTAGGCGATCTGTTCCGGGCTGTCGTTTACAGCGCCAGATTTGTACAGGTCAGCAAACTCAGCCGCAGATAACTCCACAACCGAGCCCGCCGGAATACGGATGCCATCGCGGTAGCAGTCCCGGAGGACCGCCGCGCGGATGGTTTCGGGTTTCTTTGCTTTGGCCATATCACCACCCAATGGGGCAGGCCTGCGCCTGCCCCGGCTTCATCAGGACGCTGCGTTGATGTAGTGCTTGATGCAGCCACCGGTGTCCAGCAGGTTGCCGCCGCTGCGCATCCAGGCCAGGTAACCCACTTGGCCCAGCTTGGCGTAGGCGCTGTCGGTGAAGCGGAACAGTTCTGCCTGCATCACGTCGCGGATGTAGTAGAAGCTGAAATCACCGAACAGGATCGACTTGGCAGAAGCGGCCATCACCGCCACATCGTTGTTGATGATCACCGGATAGCCGAGGATGGTGTCAGCCATGGGGCCAGACAAACCGTCATAACCCGGAAGGAAGATCGGGCGGCCGGCGCTGTCTTTCAGCTTGCGGATAGCTGCCAGCGTGGCGTCGTTCATCATGAAGCTGCAACGGCCCAGCAAACGGTAGGCAACGTCCACCGAGTGCACCAGGTCAATCAGGTCATCCGCAATGACGGCGGTGGTCTGGCCGCTGGCGCCGGTCTTGCCAAGGGTAGAGGCAGTTACCACACCCTTCGGCTGGCTGCTGCCGCTGCCGGTGGTGAAATAGGTGTTGGTGACGCGGCCAAGACGATCGGCAAAGCGGCGATTGATGAACGCCTCGATGTCAATGTTGCTATCCTGCAGCAGCTCAAACGGCACGGCGATGATCTTGGAGCTGAACTTGTAGGCGTCTAGCGCCACAGTGCCAAACGTGGGGTCAGCAGCCGTTGCGGTGGTGTTCTGCGCAATCAGTTCACCAGTCTCGCTGGTGCCATCGCTGGTGGGGAATGACAGGCTGTTGCCCATGTCGGTCTGAATGACCGTGGCTACCTGACGCACGCCGCTGAAATCCTTCAGCGCATCGAACAGCACAGAGGCAACATCCGACTGCACGGTATAACCGCCCTGGCTGCCGGTGGTAGTGGACATGGTGTTGCGGATCTGGGTCCAGTCCTCAGCCGTCAGGGCTGCATCGCCGCCCTTCAGCCACTTGGCCAACAGACGCTTGCCGGCAGACTGCGGCTTGTGGGCAGCGGCATTGATCTGGTCCTGCAGCTGGGCATCACCCAGGGCAGACAGGGCCTTTTCGGTGCGCTGGATTTCGGCATTGATGCCTTCAATCTTGGCCATGTCTGCGTCATAGGCAGACTGGTTTTCAGGGGTCCAGGTGGCGCCGGGCTGTTGGCTGGCGGTCATGGCGTCCTGAATGCGTTTGGCGAGGACGTTGCGCTCTTCACGCAGGGCTTGGATCGACTTCATTTTTTGGATCTCCAAAATGAAAAAACCCGCAACATTGCGGGTGTGGCGGGTTAAAACCGGGGTTTACAGAGCAGCGGTCAGCGCCAAACGGCGCGTCATCGCGGCAAAATCAGGGGCCTTTGCAGCCGGTGGCGGCGGCGGATTAGGTGCAGGCGCAGGACTGGTGCGGGCCTTCGGCTTATGGGCGCGCGGAGCATTGCGGTAAACCGACAGGTTCCACATATCCATCGGGCCGTCAGACTCAGGCTCTTCAGGTGCGGCAGGTTCAGCCGGCGCGGCCGGAGGAACCGCATCAGCAGCACCAGAGATGCGATCAATCAGGCCGAACGCCTGCGCCTCCTGAGCGGTGAACCATGTCTCAGCATCCATCAACAGCGCAATCTCTGCCTGCTCCTTGCCGCTCTTGGTGGCGTAGCTGAGGGCAATGGTGCTGTCCACCTTGCCCAGCAAAGTGGCCGTCTTGGTCATGTCATGGCGGTCGCCGCAGCCATATGTCCAGCCGTTGTGGATCATGAACAGCGCACCGGGCGACATCACTACTTCATCGCAGGCAATGGCAATGAAGGTAGCCGCGCTGGCACAGATGCCGTCAATATGGCAGATGATGGTCTTGTCACTGTCGCGGATGGCCTGCTCGATGGCGCGGGCGGCGAACACGTCACCGCCGGGGCTGTTGATGCGCAGGTGAATGGTAGGCGCGGTAATGCTGGCCAGGTCACGCAGGAACATCATGGGGCTAATGCCGCCGCACCATTCGGCGGTCAGGTCATCGCCCACAATCATGTCATACATGTAGATCGTGGCTTCGCTTTCCGAAACCGCATTTTCCACGCGGAACACATGCTGGGCGCCACGATTCAGTGCGTACAGGCTCAGTAGTTGGTTCATATCAGGCTCCAGCTGTCGGCGCGGATGACGCCAGAACATCGCCACCAGTAACCGGTGGCAGGTTTTCAAAGGCGCGGACCTCGTTGACGGTCAGCCAGCCAGGTTCACCGGCGCGGCCCAGGCCGATCCGGTACGATTCGTTACGGGTTTTGATGTCACCACGCTCCAGACCGGCGGTGGCAAACTCGGCAAAAAATGGAGAATTGCGCAGTAACTTGCGGTTGATCTCCTGCTCTGCGTCAACCAGGTGCTCCTGCAGGGTGTACTTCACAAACCCGATGCCCATGTGCTCAACGCCGGAACCCCAGCTGGTAGTGTTCTGGGTATGGCCAATCATGAACGGCGGCACCCCGTAGATGCGGGCAATGTCCTCGATCTGGAATTGACGCGCCTGCAGCAGCTGCGCCTCCTCCGCGTTGATCGTCAGCTCATGCAGTTCCATGCCTGCACCCAGCACACCGGGCCGCATGCGGTTGCCAGCATGAATATCCACCCAGGCCGAACGGATCATCTCTTTCTGTTCTTCATTCAGCTTTGTGGCCGTACTCTTCAGCACGATTTCCGGCTTTGCACCGGCCCCGAAAAACTCAGCGCTGTACCGATCAGCCGCCAAGGCAATGCCGGCAGCATTGCGCAGGGCATGCCGCAATGGTGACACCGAGCGCAGGCCATTGAAGCCGACACCAGTGAAATGCAGCACATCATCCTGATCCAGGATTTCAGATTGCAACGTGCTGCCATCTAGGTTCGGCATACTGAAAAACTGGTAAGCCAGCCGATCACCATTCAGGTGAACAATCACGGCAGACGGATGCCAGGGAATCAGCGCCTCGATCTCCGGAGAGGTTCGGCTCTTGCGCACAATTTTGGCAAACCCATCACCGTGCAGGAGCTTGCTGGTCATGATGTAGCGCCAGAACGTGCTGGCGCTGCACCGGGGATGCGGCTGCTTGTTCAGCAGGTCGCGCAGCGGCAGCTGCGTGCTGCTGCGGTTCTTGCCGTCACTGCTTTCACGGTAGATGGGCAGCGGCAGGCTGGCCACGGCGCCAGAGATGAGGCGCACGCAGGCATAGACCGCGCTGACGCCCATGACAGTTGATTCCGTCACTGCCTGACCGGATGCGTTGGGGCTGGCCAGCAGGCTGTACAAGTCGGAGCCATAGACGCCCGAGCTGATCGGCAGGCTGCCGGCCGCTTTTACAGCCGTTTGCTGACGTTGCCGGATGCGCTTCTTCATTCGAGTACCCAGATAGATGAGCCGGTGTCGGCAATGCTTGTCATCGCCCGGTTGATTGCAATGATCAGCGCGACGACTCCATCGATTTTGTTCTCTGACCGCTCCTTGTTGGGGTAGATGTTGTCCTTCGCGTCTATCTTGGCAACGACATTGGACGCCATCCACGTCAGGACAGGACAGGATCCATGCGAGAGGGTGCCGGACATGACCAGCGCCTCTACTTCCTTCATTGGCGCAGACATGTTTTGCACGGTCTGCCTGACCTCGATCATGTTCAGGCCCTCGTCGATCATCTCGCTGGCAAACTGCGTTGCCTGCCACGGGTCAAATCCGACCTGCTGCAGGTCGAACCGGGATGCGATGCCGCGCAGGTCGTCCTTGATTGCCTCAAAATCGATCACATCGCCCTCGGTCAGCGTCAGCAGGCCATCGGAATGGTACTGCCGGTAAAGCGCACTGTTGCCGTCAATCATCTCCAGGACGCGATTCTCGGGAGAGTAGTACCAGCCGTGGACGTGCCACCGGTCGTCGTCACCATGTGGAGGGAAGACGGCCACCAAAGCCGCAATGTCGACCTTGCTGGCAAAGTCCACGCCGACATAGCACGGCCTGCCCTCCAGCTCCTTCAGCGGCAGGCGCGGCTTGCAGGTGTTCCACTTGAGGATGTTGATCCACGTAGTCTTCGCGCCAACCCAGTGGTTGAGGTGCTTGGTTCGGAAAATCGCCTGCTTCTGGCTGGACTGCATCGCCTCGCGCTGTCGTGACCGCAGAAAGTCAGCGTCAATCGAGATGCCGTAATTGGGATTGGCCTTGATCAGAGCATCCTCGGATGTCCAGTCGTCGCCATCATCCGTTGTGTACAGCATGGCCCATGTTTCCGGGTCATCAATCGCGCCATCCAGCATCCGCTGGGCATCGCGGCACATCTGGTAACAGGGGCCTCCGATACTGGATCCCGCCGTAGTGATGACCAGCATGACCGGTTGCTCACGCGCACCCATGCCGGTCTCCATCGTGTCGTAGAGATCGCTGGTCTGGTGTTCGTGGTATTCGTCAACAATGGCGCAGGACGGGCTGGATCCGTCGCCTGGCTTGCCAATCACGGGTTCAAACCGGCTGCCATCGCGCAGGATGATCATGCTACCTGCATTGACCTCAATGCCGCAGTGTTCGCGCAGTTCCGGTGTCCGCTCGATCATCAGCTTGGCAGGCCGGAAAACTTCCCATGCCTGCTTTTCAGTTGTTGCTCCGGAATAGACCTCGGCTCCGTACTCGCCATCCATCGACAGCATGTAGTTACCAATCCCGCCTGCAATGATGCTTTTTCCGTTCTTGCGTGGAACAAAAATCAGGATTTTACGATAGCGCCGGGTGCATTTCTCGCGGTGTATCCAGCCAAAAGGCATCCCGATGCTGAATTTTTGCCACGGTTCAAGCCTGATATTCTGCTTTCCTGCCGCCCATTTGCCCTTGGTATGGGGCAGCAACTGGATAAACCTGAGTACCTTTTCCGCCCGTTTCTCATCGAAAACGTAGGGGAATGTCTTGTCCTTGCTGTGAATCAGGTCGTCAAGGTGTCGCTGGCAGGCCAATATTACCCATTTGCATGCCGGAATCTTTCCTGCAACCACGTCCTTGCAGTACTTCGTCGCATCCTTGACGTTTTGGCAGACAGGCTTTGTGCTCATAGGTCGGCAAATGCGTTCCGGTTGTTGTCCTGCTTCTTGCCGGATACCTTGCTGCGGTCGGCTGGCGTCATGCCGAGCTTGCCGAGCATTGACTCGATCCGCGCCAACTTCTGCACCGGAAAATCAATGAAGTTTTCGCGACACTCGGCAATCAGCCTGGATAGCACCTCGACAATCTGCCGGTCTGCGGAACTGAGGACGCCGATAGGCGCATTGTCCACAATCTCCTGCCATGCCACGGATTCGCGTGCGTTGAAATAGGGCGGAGGTGTGCCGATATCGCCATTAACAGCCGCATCTTCGCGCTTACGCTGGGGGTCGTGTTTGAACGAACCGCGCATGGCTAGGACGTTGGTTGGCGTTCTTGGTCTAGCCATGTCGTTACCCAGGATTATGATTTTGCGGATGTGTAAATTTTAC